GTTCTACTCTCAAATCATTTGTGATGGTCTTGAGCGCAATGGTAAGCGTTCCGATGATGTCAATCCTGATTCAGTCGGAGTCTACCTTGAGTGGGCGCAGAAGAAGTATCCTAACTTTTACTTAGTTCTTAAGGCTCTGAAGAAAATTAGAGACTTTATGGCCGAGGTTGATAGGCTTAGGCATACTGATCCTGACACGCTCAGGAGAAGAAGGGCGATTGCGAATTATCAGCGTGTGCTGAATGACTTTGACGCCCAGTTTGCTAAAGAACGCAAGCGAATTATCAAGCATCTCGATGAGCTTCAATCGAGCGCTGCCCCCCCTGAACCAACAACAACCGATCTAGCCACTTTTGTGGCTAGCTCGTTTCGCTCCCCAGCACCACCTACGCCTGCAAGGTCATTTACTTTCGGAGGTGGTAAGCCCGTCGTTGAGCGGAGCGATGTCGGCAGCGGAGAAGGGGATGATGGCAGTGCCCCCGGTGATGAAGAAGATGCATTCGCTGAGGAAATCGGCAACTGAGCTAGAGGTTGAGTGCGTGATAGCTGACTTGATGAGTTATAATGCGATCAAGGGTGTTAACCGTATTCCTGTGATTCAGTCTGATGTGTACGATGAGAACATCGTATTTGATGAGCTAGTTATTGAATATGGTAAGCGCGGTATCACTCTTGAGACGGATTTAGCTTATGAGGATGATAGCACGCATAGATCTAGTCAGGGTCGGCGTAATCGTAGGCGTGAGAAGAAATTTTTAGCTAGTAGATTAGATAGTAGTAAACAGGTTATTGGTAGAGTCGCGAGTTTTGTTCCCGCTGTAATTCATAAAAGACCGTACGTAAACCGAATGTTTGAATCTTTCATTGACGCTCACCCCGAGTATCGACATGAAGACATACACGGTAAGTATTACGTTCAAGAATCTAATATTGAATCGAAGGAGGAGCATCTTAAGGCATTTATGGGTCCGAGTGGTTCTATTAACCCAATATACGCTGACTCATTAGGATTAGCGTATGATTATGTTAGTAAATTCTTTCCCATTGGTGCATTAGGTCACTTGCGGCATTATCAGCCGTCGTTAGATGGTCTTGAGCTTAACTCGGGCCCTGGTTTATCTTATAAACTTCGCGGTTATGGTACAAAGAGTGATGCAGTCGGTGTTGCCATGTCTGAAGCGGATTGTAAGTTCAGGAGGTTACTTAAGGGTGAGAGAGTGCCGCCGGGCCTTTATTGGGCAGGTGGTAGGGGTAAAAGATGTTCGAATATTAATAAGGACGATACCATCAAAAAGGGTCGTCTCATCTGGATGCCTGAGATGGATGATACGATAATTCAGAATATTACACTTCGACCTCTCACTAAGTTACTCACGGTCGTTCCTGGACCTTGGTCCGTTGGTGATACCTTCTTTTACTCCGGTGCCAGATCCTTTGAAGTATTTGATAGGATGGGTTACAATCGTGGTTTGTTTCCTGATTACCAACGTTTCGACGGTTCGATTAGCGAGCCTTTAGTTAGATTAGGTATCTCTTTGCTCCGGAGATGTTATCATTACAATAGGTATGATGACGCATATTGGGAGTATATTATTGAATCATCCGTTAAAGGGATGATTGTTATGCCGGATAATACAATTCGATACACTAATAAGGGTATGAAGTCTGGTCACTCATTCACGAGTCTTTTGGAATGCGTTATTAATGCTTTAATGATTTACACAGTTCTAATTCAACTTGATGGTAATCATAGCAGCGAATTCCTTGATGAGATTCTTGTTAAAACTATGGGTGATGACTCGATCATTATTGGCAAAGAAAAGTACCGGTCCATAATTAAGAAAGAGCGTTTTCAATACCATATGACGCGTGCTTTCTCCGTTACCGTTCACCCTGATAAGACATTCGAGATGGATACATTTATTCTTCCCTCTTTCTCGGATTTCGATAATCGTGATGGTATAGGTTATAAGTCGTTTCAATACCTTGGTAAGAATATTAAGAACGGTAGGCAGTGGCGGCCGTATAAGGATACGTATTCAATGCTATTATATCCTGAATATCCATGTGAAAGTTACTCCAGCGAGAAGTTTATAGCTTCTGGGCATTATATCGATTGTGGTAACAATTATACTATGGCTATGATCAGAGATTATTATGAATATTTATCCATATTTACGGACGAAGTTACTCAACC